AGCTTGGAAAGCACCAGAAGTTGCTGTAGTTACAGTTAAAGTAGTTCCACTAAAGCTAAATCCGCCAGAAGCAGATGTTCCAACTTCAGTAAATGAACCTAATGTAATGTACTGAGCTGCACTATTTGCGTTAGCTGGGTTAGTTACTGCATAGCCATGAGCACCGCCAAAAGTAAACAATGCTTGACCGCTATTAGACTGTCCAACTACTGAAGTAATGGTTGTATTACCAACTACACCTGAGTTACCAATAGTTAATGTGGTATTTGTTCCTGCGCTTGCAGCAGCGTTAGTATTATCAAACTGGTCAGTACCAACAGTTCTCATACGGAAAGACATCATTGGATAACGAATAGAAGTTGCTGGAACGGTACGAGATTGTTGAGCTGCATAGTTACCATATGAATAGGTAAATCCACGCTGCTTATCTATACCGCCTTCAATCAGAATAGACACACCATAGTGGGTCATTACTGAAAGGCCAGTAGAACCGTTATCACGCTGTTCATAACGAGCTGGTAAGTTACCAGTACGGCTCCAAGGTTTAACTTGAGATACGCCATTTACTATACCGTTACCAGTACCAACTTGATGAACTACCCAAGGTTCGCCATTGATAACTACACCAAAGCGTAGAGCACCAGCTCCATACCATGCGTACTCCATCCAAATCATTTGAACTTTAGTCCAATCAAGTGCATTAATAATGGCTTTATTACCATTCCATGCACCCATTGCAAATGTTTGATCTGTTGGTAAACCACCAGAATCGGAACGAATTACGCAATACATTGCATAAGGATTATCTGGTGTAGGCGTTCCTTGTTGCATAAAGAAAATGCCGTTGGAATCATCAAAAATACCAACACGTTGGAATTGACCATTTAAGGATGTACCAAAGTTGACGTTAGAAGCCATGTACATTGTTTTGCCAGGCTGATAACGATGGTATGGGCGTGACTGACGAACAGTAATATCACCAGGTACATTACCACCACCAATAGTCATGGTTACGCCACCTAGACCTGGATTTTGAACAATAGAAGCCTGTCCTGATACGTTAGTAATAAAGTTTTCCCAACGCAAAGGCTGAACACCGTACTCAAAGTCGGCATCGTAAATATTTTGTGATTGAGATACTTTTAGCTTACCTACAACGTCACGAAGCCGTTGAGGTGCAATAAATTGAGCTGCGCCATCAATACCAACTAAAGGTGTGCTTGGAGTTTGAACTCCCATTGCACCCGTTTGGTTATTGGGCGAGAAAAAGTTTAATAGATTCCATCCGCCTGACATAATTTCTCCTTAAATTTTAAAAAGGGGGGTAAATACCCCCCATCGGATCATTAGTCAAAGTTACCATAAGGGTAAGTTGTACTGTTACCAATATTAGTATCAGGCTGTAAATATCGAATAAACAGATTTAATTTACCAGAAGTAGGAGCACCCAAGCTAGTACCAGTTAATTTCAAAGTAACAACTACTTGAGAAAACCAAGTTGGCTGTTGACCAGGCTGAATGTTTTGTACATCTTGCAATGTATACTGAGCATTAGCATACTGAGCTGCTGTAAAAGTAGCAGTTGTACGGCCTACAGCAGAGCTGGTATTGGCAGCCATAGTTGCATATGTACCGCCAGTTGTAGCAAAGTCGTTAGAAATATATGGTTGTACAGTAGATGCTGTATTAGATGAACCATCAGTAGGAGTGGTTAAATAATCAAGATCTAAAGTTTGCAAATAGCAACCTTGTGGCAATGTAAATACGATGCCACGATAAATAGTTCCAGAAGCATCAGCTGTTGGAGTATTTGTAGTTACTGATGGACCACTAGCACTATAAGCACCAGATTGTGGAGCATAAATAGTTGCTGCTTGGTTAGGAATGTTATTAGCTGTTACAAACACGCCAGAAGAACCAGCAAAACCAGCTTGACCAGCAGTAGTTTTAGAAAAATCTAAAAAACAAGCTTGGCTTAAAACTGTGTAACCTACATCACGTTGTGGACCAAAGCGTTGATCTCCAGACAAAATTGGACCTTCAAATGTACTACGTCCCATAATGGACTCCTTATGCAAAAGACTTATTCCAATCGTTGCATCGTCTGCTGGGGCAGTAGCGGAATAAGCATCACCCAGATAGCATATTTATACACTAAATTTTGATTGTCCACAACGATTTTACAAAATAGTTTTATTTTTTTTTAAATCAGTATAGAATCGCAAAATGAAGAAAAAAATGAGTATATCCGTACCCCCACAAATCATTAACAAATTTGATCAAGCGTTAAAACTTTTTAGCTCTGGTAAGGCTCAAGAGGCTGTTAACTTAGCACAAGAAGTTATTAAAGCCGTTCCAAAACACGCAGATGCTTATCATCTTATTGGCGTAATTTTGAGTAATGCTGGTCAGTTTGTTAATGCTATGGAGTTCTATAACAAGTCCATAGAAATCTATCCAGATAACCATATGGCATTTTGCAATAGAGGAAATGCTTATCACCAGCTTAAACAACCAGAATTGGCATTAGAAGATTTAACTAAATCCATTGAGCTTAAGCCAGACTATGCGGAGGCTTATTACAATCGAGGAATTGTTGTAGGTGCGCTTCATCGTACTGAAGAAGAAATAGAAATGTACGATATGGCTCTTAAGTACAAGCCAAACTTTCCAGAAGCCTATAACAATAAAGGTATTGCGCTGCAAAAATTGCACAGAATGGAAGAAACTTTAGCCAATTATGAGGCTGGCATAGCTCAAAATCCGCAGTATATTGAGGCTTTTTACAACAACCGTGGCCTTGTTTTGCAGAATTTAATGCGTATTGATGAGGCTTTAGCAGACTACAACAAAGCTATAGAAATTAAACCAGATCTTGAAGATTGCCGTTTTAACCGTTCTATGTGCCTTTTACTTACGGGACAATACGATATTGCATGGAAAGAGCACGAATGGCGGTGGAATAGAGCTTCATATCCTCGCAAACAATTCCCAGGAAAACCTTGGTTAGGAGAAGAAGACCTTAAAAATCAAGTATTGTTTATCTATGGTGAGCAAGGTCTTGGAGATATGCTGCAGTTTTGCCGTTATGTTAATTTGGCTAAAGAACGTGGCGCAATTGTGATGCTGGGGTTAGAAAACCCGTTAGTTCGTATTTGTACATCTTTAAAGGGTGTAGATGCCATTGTTACTCCTAATGTGCCACTACCCCATTTTGATTACCATATCCCTATTATTAGCCTTCCATTGGCTTTTGGGACAGATAGTTTGGATAAGATTCCAAATGAACCATACTTAAAACCTAACCCAGAAACAGTAGCGCATTTTGCCAAACGATTAGGAAAAAAGACTAAAAAACGGGTAGGGATTGTTTGGTCTGGTGGATATAGGCCAGATCAGCCAGAAGTCTGGGCAGTTAATGAAAGGCGCAATATAGCCCTTGAAAAGCTGGTTCCGTTACAACATCCAGATATTGAGTTTATTAGCCTACAGTTGGGAGAACCAGCTGTAACAGAGTTAGCTAACTCCAAAGATTGGGATACTTTAATTAATCTTACCCATGAGTTAAAAGATTTTGAAGATACCGCTGGATTGATTGAAAACCTTGATTTAGTTATTGCTGTAGATACATCTACCGCCCATTTAGCTGGTGCAATTGGTAAACCAGTATGGCTTATGAATCGTTTTGATACTTGCTGGCGTTGGTTAATGGATCGTTCAGATAGTCCTTGGTATCCAAGTTTTACCATTTACAGACAACCTAAACTAGGTGACTGGGATAGTGTTATTGAAGCTATTAGAAAAGATTTACACAAATAAAAAACCCCGCTTTTGGCGGGGTTCTTCATTACTACTTACTGATTAGTAAGAACCGTAGAGTCCTAGTGGATCGGACCAACCGAAGCTGTAACGCTCACGAGACTTGTAACGGACGTTACCAGTATCAAAGTCACCATCCATAGAATTCTGGAGTGGTGAGCGTACAAAGTGTTTCAAGCCGTTAGGCACATCAGTTGTCAAGAACCAAGCATTGGTAGCGGTCAAGAAATGGTTAATTGTATAACCTTCTGGAACTGCACCGTTGTTTTTGATTGCATTGATATCGTTGTTGTTTGTGCCAACGCGCAATTCAGTTTCGAGCAAACGAGTTGCAACGAACTGTAATGCTGGTGGAACAACCAATTTACGAGGTTTAGCAGCGATTAACAAGCCGCGCTCATCGGTCCAACCAGCGATTTGAATAACAGCATTTTCCAATGCAGTTTCGTTCAAGTCAGCAGCTGTAGATGGGGCATTGCTGTTAGTACCACCGTTAACCAATGGGTGTGAAGCGTTGAGTAGTGATACGCCATCACCACCTGTGTAGGCAGAGTTGAAAGCGTTATTCAATACAGCAGCAGCTTTAACTTGCTTGGTGTAAGCCATAGCACGAGCTAGACCTTTGGTGTAGCGAGCTGATAAAG